TAGTTACATCATCAGTACCATTACCTCTTGAACTATCTCCATCAAGTGGATAGTACGCAACAATGTCGTTAGTTACTCTTTTAATTGAAACACTACTTATTTTACCTTCAAATCCTCCACCATCAGAGCGTAATATTAAATACTCACTTGCACTTGGTTTATAATAAATAGTATGAGTACCTGCTGAATTAAATGTTCCTATATTGTTTCCTGTAGCATATACAATTGTGCCACCAGATGTGTATTCATCTACTACAATTTCTATTTTCATTAAATAACCAGATTCAAATTGCCTATAATTAGAACCACCACTATCTGTTGATTGACTTGCATAATAAGTAAATGCACCTATATCTACATCAAGAACTCCATTTACAACACTTGCATCAGTTAAAGTCCATAAATTTCCACCATCAGAAAAGTCTGAATTAAGAACTCTTTCTGCACCTAATGTACTCTTTACAGAGCTTGGAATCTTTGAGTATGAAGTAGATTCCATAACAGATTGTATTTGTGCTTGGGTTAATGCACCTGCCCAAATTCCAACTTGAGATAAATTATCGTGATAATAAAGTTGTTTTACATTATCACTATTATATCTACCAATTTCAAAAGTATCTATATTGCTTAACCCACCTGTCCAATCTCCATTAGTTCCTAAATTACTCGCACCTTCTGATACTGTCTTACTAATACCATCTATATATATTTTATAAGCACTACCATCTCCTGTAACTGCAAGGTGATGCCAATTACCATCAATTAACTCTGTTCTTGTTGATGTAGTATATCCATATCTATCAAAAGTACCAGATGATGTTCTTCCAATAGTAACTATTTCGTTAGTAAGAGTTCCTGTACCATTATTGCCTATAACTATAGTAAACTGTGTGTTTGCATTTTCATCAGAAACATTAAAAATAGTTCCACCATTGTCATCAGTAGTGTTAATCCAAGCAGTAAATGTACCTGTGGCTGTTAGTGGTAAATTATTAATAGATATATGGTCTGAACTACCATTAAAACTCGCACTACCATCTCCAATCGCATCTGCTTGTCCTTCTTTAGCTACATCAACTGCACGAGGTAAGATCGGTGCATTGCCAGCATATACTGATGTGGTAGTTGTTGCTCCAATTATTGCTCCATTATTATTTTCCAAAGAATCTGGGGTTTGTACTTCTTTTACTGAAACACTTGACACTACAATATCACAAGCAGTATTTCTTTTAATATTAAATGTTGTAGATGATGCAGTAGTAGTAACAGTATAAGTTCCAGACGCATTTATGTTGGTAATATTTGAACTTAATCCTGTAGTTTTAACATCACCAGAAGTTGCACTATGTATAACAATAATAACTTCATAAGTTCTACCCACTATCATTACTGAATTTTGTCTTAAATTTATATTTGTACCTGTAGTAAAAATTCTTGCACCATTTGCATCTTCAGTAACTTTGACATTATCAGATTCTACACCACCACCTAAATCAGTAGATACTGACCATCCATCTGGGTTATCTCCTGTCCATGCAGAAAAATCTCCGTTAGTAATTTTTTCTATACTTACTGTACTATCTAATGCCCACCATGCTACTAAACTTGGTGTTTTTTCTACACCCTTTAGTTGGCTATAAGATTTGTTTTGTATGGATTGTATTTCTTCTGGCTCTAATGCTCTTGACCAAACTGCATTATTTGCCATCTTGCCATTAAAAAAATTATCACTTGTACCTTTTTTCCCTATTATACTTGGAGTAAAAGTATTATGATTTGTAAGGGTAGTTCCTCCTGCTACACCATTTCTATAAACAGTTATAACATTATTTGAGTCTCTGGTTATTGCAAAATGTTGCCACTCTCCTGTTGTAAATGTTAAACCATGATTTATATCATATCCATTATTATTTAACTTTATACCTACTTGTGTAGCACTATTTATTCTTAACCAATTTTGATTAGCACTATCTCCCCAAATAACCACACTAAACGCATCTAAATAAACCCAACAAGACAATGTAAAGTCTTGCAATGCTTGAAAACCACTTATATCAATTATATCATTGCTACCATCAAACTCTGTTGAACCTTCTGATGGGAACTTTAGCGTGTCTGACTTATTAGATTTAAAGTCGAGGTATAACTTAAGGTTGTCCTTAACAAAGGTTAAAAGGGATGCACCACCCTTGACTAAACTACTAGATATTCCTAGCATGTTAGCCTAGATATGCTACAACTGATCCACTAGCTAATGTGAATCCAGTCCATCTACCAAATACTGTAACTCCTTGCGGAAATGTATTGGAAGAATCTATTGCATCTCCATTACCACCTGATGTGCCTATATAAGATGAACTTTCTGGTGTTAATGTTGTAAATGTAGTGTCTTCTAAAAATTGAATACCTATTATCTTTTTACCTGTAATAGCATCTGTACCATCTTCAAATAGACATCCAGCTTGACCTAAAGCTACATTGTTGGATTCACTTACTGTATACTTACTTATACTTGCCATTTTGTTTCTCCTATCTATGCCTTACCGAGCGTGGCAACTCTCATGGGCATATTGGTTATTTAAAATCTGCTGGTACTATTGCCCTAGTTCCACCAGTCTTACTTCTCTTTTTTGTTCCGTATTTCTTTACGGCATTGTTAAAACTTCTTTCATGTTGTGCCATTAGTCCCATAGAAACTTGTGCTATATTGCCATCACTTGCCGTTCCAGCCCTATCCATATATAAGCATTTTTTCACATAATCTACAATAGCAGAATGAAATAAATTATCTACATCTGGAGTATCTGTTATTGCAGTTACTCTTTTAGGATTTCCATAGTAATGTATTAAAAGACCATTAACTATATTATGATCTATTGCAGTGTAAGATTTTCTAGCTGTTCTCGTTTCACTTTCTGAATCATAGTTTGTAATGATACCCATGTGATCACCACGAATAAAATAATTAACACTAGCTTCAGGATACTTTATGTTACCTACTAATTGACCAGTACCTTGTGTAGTAGTAGAAATTGTATGTGTACTATTAAAATCAGAAGCATCTGTAACACTACCTCTGTTTGTATTTGTCACCGTCACTTGATTACTGGAAATAGATGCTGAGAAATTAGACAAAGCATCTAGTGCATTTTTTACTGCTGTCGCAACTGTAACGGCATTATCATCTGTAGATATATTTACTTCTATACCTGTTTTACCAGATAAAGATGGATCTGACCCACCACTTGAAACATCAAACCAGACATAATATTCAACTGTTTTAAATCCTACGTCTGTAGTGGTATCTACCTCAATAGCATTAATAAAAAAATATGTACTTTGTTTATTTCCACCTTCATCAGGTCTACATATTATTTTTGTTACTTCTTGTGCTAGTGCCATTATTCTGGTACGTTTATTGCACTTTCAGATGCAATATCAAATTGTAAAGGTTCACCATCTAATACTCTAGGTATTCTTATATAATCACCAGCATCATCAAGAATATCTACTCTATAAATTTTATTAACTCCTAGTTTTTCATTAGAAGAATCAGAGTCACTATCGCCAATGCCATAAAACATCTTACCTGACTCTAGATCTATCTTAGCAGATATAGATTTTTGAGAATACTGACCTATTTCATTTACAGCATCATTGATAAGTGACATAATATATGCTTCAGGTGCATCTGGAAATACTTGCCTAACTCTACTTATAATTTGCTTTACTGTTAATGTATGTATTGAGTGCGACATACTACCTCACTAACTGGGCTAACCCAGATTTATAATCTTCTTTTAACTGATTTATAATGGGAATATACAACTCTATATCTTCTTCTCCACTATATAATGCTTCTAAACTTTTTATTGTAGCATATATAACCACTAAGTATTCTGCCTCACTTGGAAATCTAGATATAGTATCACTATCAAAAGCTACAGATGGAAACACAACATGGAGAACTGTAGCAGTTTCTGTATTATCAGGAACTGGATAAACTTCTAATTCATTATTATATATTAAATATGCTGGATCTGTTTTTGTTGCAAAATCCATTTCGCTACTATCTTGAACTTTACCTCTTAAATAATTTGAAACAAATCTACAAGGTTGATCTATTGTTTGATCATTTCTAAGTACTGATAATATTAAACCTTTTTGATTTACAAGTGTTAATTTGGGACTAGAACTATTTAACGTTGCAATATTAGCACAATCTTCTAGTAAGCTTTTAGGTAAAGAGTTTATAATCTCTTTAGCACCATCTGTTAAGAACTGTGTAAGCTCTGCTTGAGTAGGTGTGCTACTACCATCTATAGAAATAGAGGCTAATGATTCTACCTGTGCTTCAAATGTTGCCATTATATTTTAACTGGCTTTCTTAAAGCTTCCATTACTGGATCTTTCTTTTTAATTGGCTTTACAGTTTTCTTTTTTACTGCTTTCTTTTTAGTTGCCATATACTCTACTTCTCATTTCTTTTGCATTTTGATCAATGCTTTGCGTAGAAAGCTCTACATCTGTACGCTTACCCATAGTAGACATCATATACATATTTGTAGTAAATATGCTTTTTGAAGCTTTCTTACCGCACTTTTTACAATAAAACCACCCTTCTTTATTAGGGTGATTACAATGTATACATTTCTTTTTCATAATTAATCCTTTTATAGTTTTGGGGAGGAACTTTTATTGAACCTCCCCACAGTACTATAAACTGTTATCCTTATGTATTCGGATTAAGATATAGTGATATGAGCTACATCGTGTGCTGTTGCCTTCGCATAGAAGTTAACACCATCACAAAGAATCTCAACTTGATCGCCTAACTGAGCACCACTGATAAATACTATTTCATCAACAGCAGACTCAGCAGAACTACCAGCTCCACCATCTGCACCAACTGTCATTCCGACAATAGTATCTTCCGCTGTGTTATTAGCGATTGTAACTGCATTAGAAGCTACTTGAGTTAAGACAAACTTAGCATTCCAACCAGAACCAGCATCTGCCGCTAATGGTAAAGTTATTTCGTAAGCAGAGTCCTGCTGTACTCCATAAACCATACCAGAATCAGAAGCAGTTAAAGTTTTAGCTGAATTGATAATACCAAATTTAGCCTGTGCTCCACTAGCACCACTATTATTATTTAAAGCATCTGCTCTCATTATCTAACTCCTTAATCGTTTTCTAGGTTAAATAAAGCGTGAGACTCAGAAAGACTTACTTCAAGACCTGCTTCAGTTAAGATCATATCTTTTCTTAGATCTTCATCAGCCGCCTGTACGTTAGTCATTACTTGTGTATCACGATTAATACCATTACCAATTAAAGGTCTGTAAGATACTTGACTCATATCAGCCATTAGCATGAAACCAGCCGCAATACCTCTAAATAGAGGTTCTTTAACTAGGTTTAGTCTTCCATGAATAGTGTCAATAACCATTACGCTATGACCAAAAGCACCTTGTCTTTGAGACATATCGTAACGATAGTTGTTATTAGCATGCCCCATAGAAGCATCAAGGAATTTACCATCACCTAACTTGTTAAAGTATGTGATAACTGGTAGTGAGCAAAGTACTAACTTATCAGAAGCACCACCACGAGCTGGATCAAAAATAACTTCAAGATCACCAAGTAACCTATCATAAGTCATTTCAGCTTGAGCAACACTTCTATAGTATGAACTTCCAGAACTATAACTGAAATCATCATTATTTACAGTTGGATTTACGTTCTTTAGAATGTGCCCTACCAAACCTTCAGTGTACTGAATACCACCAGTACGAGCTTTTTGACCGAAGAGCATAGCTCTTTCAATGTCAATCTTATGCTCACGAAGCTTTGAAGCCCAGATACGACTCCACTCATCGGGATAACCACGATAGCGTGTAGCGTATGCTGTGTTTGTCATCTCAGCCGCTGTTTTGAAGATTTGAGTATACCCATAGTTGTCTTCTAATTCACTTGACCAAACGTCTGGAGAACCAGAACCTTCTTCAAATGAAGTACCAATGATCTGACAAGTATCGTTATCTCCTACTGAATTGTATCCAGATACGTTACTATTTGAAAGATCAATTACTTTTCCTGTGAATGAAGAATCACTAGCTCCATGAGTTACTGCTGAATCAACTCTCACGATAGCGTGACCAATACCAGCATCGCCTGTGCGATCAACTGTTTGAGCCACGAAAACCATTCCTTTTAATAAAAATTCTACAGCCGCACCGCCTGAAGTATCTACAGTAAATGAATACGAAGATCCTGCCGCAACAGTACCAACTGCTCCTTTAATTAGAAAAGAACGATCTGTGAAGCTGATTTTATTCCTATTTTCCAAGTATCTAAATACTGGATCATCTGTTGGTGCTTTAGCAACCTTACTTAGATAGACGAAGAATGGTGACTCTTCAGGAGTCAATTCAGCAACTCTGTCACCGAAATTAAAAATTCGTCTTCTATCAGGGGCTTGTCCAACACCAGCAGAGGAAGTACTAGCAGTAATATCACTGGACTTTAATGTTCCACTATTATATGATATTGCCATTTTTTATACCTCTTAGTATGTGTTTATTATGGTAATGTAGCTCCAGAGCCAGAACTCATAATACTATCAAATACTTTATCTGCATCAGTCTTTGGAGACTGAGGAGCTTGTCCTTGAAGTACACCAGCAGTTCTGGGTGCTTGTTTAGCCGCATTTACCGCTTCCATTGTATCGTTGTTCGCAACAGAAGTACCGTTCTGCATCTGCCAGAGCTTTACTAAGTTATTTAAACCTACTCGCTCCTTTGGTTGGGTAGTGAACTGCAAGAAGTCTTGGATGTCATTATCTGACAACTTATATGTTCCTCGTAATTCATTTACCGTATTTTGCATTTGCATCTCAGCCTGCATCTGTTGCTGTTGCTGGGCTAACCTTTCAGATACCAACTGATCAACTTTGCTACTAATCTTTTGATTAACATACTTACTTGATTCAGAGTTATCATTTGTAAAGGCATCCCAAGGATTGAAGTCATCAACAGCGGGAGCTACTTCTTGAGTGCTCTGGTTTTGACCCTGTGGGTTAGCTATACCGTCTTCAAGAGTTTTTACAAGATCAGGTCTTTGCTCTAGTAATTGAAGTAGTTGAGCACCTTGTTGCAACTTTGCATTTTCGGCTTGAGCACGATCATACATAGATTGAAACTTCTTTGCTTCTGCTTCGTAATCTACAGCAGGGGCTTGTTCCTGAAACTCCTGTTGGGTTGTATCCACCTCTTCTTGGATGGACTGTTCATTGACGATATCTTCCACGAAGGCTTCATTACCGCCTTGTATTCCGCTTTCGATATTCATTTCCTGTTGTTCTAATGTAGACATATATTCTCCTTAGATGTCTCTAGGCTTTTGGAGTGGAACTAACTTCCCTCTGAACATCTTTCAGATTACCAGCTAATTTCTCCACCTCGAGCTTCACCTCGTTTTCTAGTTTGCTACGTTGTACCCTTCTATCAGCTTTAGATTCGGAATTGATCTCGTTAAGTCTAGATTTAAACTTCTCGACCTCAACTCTTTTTCTATCACTGACAGACTCTCTTTGGGCTGTCTGCAAGTCACCTTGCAAATTCTTTATCTGTTCTTGCATAGCCTGCATTTGTTGTTGCATTATCTGCTTTTCTTCAGTCCTACGCATAATACCTTCCTTATCAAATATTTCCGGATTCTTCTTGAGAACCTCATAGCGATCCACGATACCCATTTGAAATGCCTCAAGATATACAGAAAGTTCTGCATATTTATTAGAAGGCATAGTAGAACCGGGTTCAATTCTGATATCATGTTGATCTAAAATGTGTCTATCTTTCTTCAAATCTAAGACTGCACCACTAACATCTGTATAGAAGTTAGCCATTACTTCCGTAATGTTATTGTTAGGCTGTGCTAACCTAAAAATCTTTTTATAGGTGTAATGTCCTTTGGATAAATTATAAATAACCTTACCAAGTTTGTTAATACTAAATTCAATGTCTCTTAGCTTAGATTTAGGTCTTTCACTACCCAATGCGATCATTCTCTCTGTCGCTCTGACTGTCTCAGGAGCTTTGTCAGCAAAGCCATGCATCATTTCTGGCAGACCAAAGATAAAATCTATATAGAACTCTGATTGTTGTATCAACCTATAGAACTCACCAGCTAATGGTTGTGGTGCTGGATAGTGTGGTTCACCTTGTGATGAATCAACTTCTATCACTGCATTTGGATTTGCCCAGTCTTTTTCTAACTGATCAATATCATCTACACTACCTAATGGCACTAAAAGTTTTAGTCCCGCAGATGCTTGGGCATGTGAAAGGGCTAAAGACCAAAGCTTGTTTAATAATCTCTGCATTGGTCTAGCTCTGGATACATCGCTCTTGGGATATGGGGTAGATGTCCAGATATTCGGTAGCGGGACTATTGGATACTCGTCAGTGTTTAAAATTTGTTCGTATAGTACTACCTCGCCTAAACTAGCACAAACCTTTACTCTAGTCTGTAGTACTTCAATCGCTGTAAATGCACCTATTTCAAATGCTTCAGCGTTTTCTGATGCAAACTTTAGGTATTCTTCTTGAGATAAGATATTCTCTTCTTGGGATTGCATATCTATAATACGATAGTATGGAACTTTTATTTTGTAAAATCGTTCTAGTATCTGATACTTCTTAACTTCAAAATAATCTTTATCCTTTACTTCTGCTGGAGTAAATACATTCATTGAGTTTCTGTTTTGAGAAGATGGATAATCTTCTTCATCGTATGTAAATCCAGATATCTCTCGTATTAGTCCGGGTATCTCTTCTCCAGTCTCTGGATCAACTCTATCATTTAATTCAGGGTAGAGGTTGACGACCTGCTCACCAGTAAGGATGGTAGAAAGGATAAGACCATCCGAGTCACTAAACCAACGATCTCTTGAGCTGGGAGATGCGTAAACCCTAAAAGGATCTAGATAGGTGAACTTGACATCACCTCTACCAAAATCTGATTCGCCATCAATATAAGCATACAAATAACCCATACCAGTAACAGCATAGTCTTGTATTGCTTGTTTCATCTGCCAGTCACCATCTGACTTTTCCCATACATATCCCATGATAGATCTCCACAAGTTAGCGACTTGTACATCAGAATCTTCTCTAGGAGTAATTGTAAATGCTGGAGGTCTAGATGTTAATACTGCTTTAAACTTTTCTATTGCTGAAGATACCCTGTCCATAGGTATATCAGCTTGATTACGTTGTGCTAGTTCATCAGACTCATCATTAGTAAAGTGATTACCAAGATAAAAATCTATATCTTTTCTAGCTTCTGTATCCCATTCAGAACGAGCATCTCGCCATTGACGATACAACTCTTCATTCTGTAAAGCTCTTGGATCTTGATCCATTAAATACCCATGCCTTTAGAATTAAACATTGGTAAACTTGGAATAAATTTAGAAGTATCTGATGGTATATTTTCTATTCTACCGCCCGGTAATTGTTTTAATGAATCTAATATAATTAACATATCTAAAGAATTTCTAGCTGTATCTGCTACTAACTCTTCTCTTTCAGCTTCTAAGCTATCTTTTAAAGCGTTATAATAAGCTCCGGGCTCTCCCCAATATCCAGATGCTGGATTTTGATTAGGTCTTTGATCGAAAGGTATAAATGGACTAGGTTGCATCATCATACTAGAATCTTGAACTGCACCACCTTCTTGCATACCTAAAAGCTTTTTAAGAAAACCGCCTTTTTTTTCTTCAGGGTTTAATATTTGTTGAGCCATATCAAACGTAATAGAATCCTGTGGAGCGTTCATGGCTTTATCCCTAGCTCTTTTAATAGAAATTTGGCGAGATAAATTAGGTAAAGGTCTTTGAGCTTCTCCTAAATAATACCTATCACCATCATCTGTTGGCATTTTATAAACTGCTTGAAAAACACTTTCAGGAGTTATATTAAGTCCTAATATTTCACCACCTTCTTGATAACCGTACTTCTTTTTCTTTTTAGCCTTACCACCATACATCATACCCATAAGTGAATCTTCTACTTCCCCACCTTTCTGCATGTAACCCATTTTATTTCTAACCGCTTCTGGTAGTTTAGCAAGTCCGGGGTTGTCATCTGGTACTGGTTTTAAATTACCATGAGCTTCACCACCATGTTCGTAACCCATCATCATTTGATTCTTTACTTTACCGCCATGACCATACATATCAACTTTACCACCGCCCATGTACTGCTTTGCATTGACCATACCGCCACCGTACATGCCAGTCATATTCTTTAGTGTAGCCTGTGCTATCAGTCTATCTATCTCAGAATGACCACCAGCTTCAGGCATATCATTTAATTTTTCCAAAATGGGTACTCCTATCATGTCCACAGCTTCTTTGCGAATCACAAATTCACCGGGAGTTAACATTGCTTTAACTGTGTCTGTCGTACCCGGCATTAGTCTTTAATCTCAAAGTGAGGAAAATCATCGAAGCGATTGTCCATTACGTTAAAATCCATATCCCAGTCACCGCCCCATCTCAGATTATAACCCATGCTCCTAGCAATACCGATAACAAAACCAGCGAAAAGAGTCTGCCTTTCTCTATCTTCCCAGTCCACAGGATAAGGGGTAACGTCAACGGCTTTAGAAGGACTAGAGTTGTGCCTACCATTAGGATACTTGACTTTAGTACGACCTTCATCATATAATTTATTTTGCCTTTCTTTGCTTCTATGTCCTTCTAGAATAGAACAGTCCACATGTTTGATTACTTCATTGAATACTTCCTGCAAACGCTCATCACAGGTAGCTAATCTAGATTTTGATCTTTTTGAAAAGTATGGCATGTGGTAATTTTATATAATATAGCTTACAAATAAACAAATTACAAATACAAATGTTTTATGCACGAGATCCAGTCATCCAATTATATGCTTTCTTTTTGATCCTTCTAACAGGACTAGCTTCTTCATTTAGTAATGATTCTCGTTTAGTTCTTGTACTCTTAGGAGCTTTAGCAAAATAGTCTGCATAATACAACGCATCCATGACATCATCGTTTCTAGGTTTGGGATGTTCAAAGAACTCATCTACCAGCTCTGTCATTTCTCTTCTAATGTAAAGTTTTTTAGAATTGACAATAACTCCTAAGCTTGTTTCAAGCCTATCTTGCTTTTTTATCCTAGCAGGTGGCTTAACCCCTTTGAAGATTCCGGGCATCAATCTTTTCTCACTAGCAGACATTCTTGTTACCATGTCTCTGACCATTTCCTGTGCCGCTACTGTTTCTATCGTTACTCTTCTTACAGGATTGTACTTGTTTGCTAATCTTATTATTTCCCTTGGTATATCAAATGTAGGTATTCTTTCTCTAAAGTACTCTAAAACATAACGATTATTATTAGAATCTATTGCCATAACCAGTATTACTTGAAAGTCAGATGTCTCTGATGCCGTAGCCGCTAGGTCAACCCCAATGTAAATGTTTACTGGTATAGCATCTTCACCATCTATGAGATAATTAAACTTGTTACGACATTCTACTTGTCCATTAAAATATTGTATTCTATCTATTTTAAATGCGGCATTGGATATATCCCTAGCATCATTCATATACTCTTGTGCAAACTTGTTTACCAGACCAGCTTCAATAAACTCTCTTTTCTTTGCTTCTAGCTTTTTTAAGGAAAATTGTTCTTTCCAGATAGATTTACCATCTTCTATTGCTCTTTTAAATGTTACATTCCAAGGATACTCTCTACCCTCTTCTTTTGCTTTGTTACTACCATCTAGTACAGTTTGTAAGAAACTGTCAAAGTGAACTATCGTACCTGCTAACCATATCCATCCTTCCCTACCGGGTGTTTCTTCTAATGCTGGATATACTGTAGATACGATCCATTTCTTAATGTCAGCTCTACGCTCTGGTGTTTTAGTATTTAACTCTGATTCAAAGTCATCTAAGATAATACCAGTATAACGAACATCTACCTCTGCACGACCTCTAAGTCTTTGAGAAGTACCTTTTGCTATCAATCTATCCCCTTTGGGAGTTACAATATCCTTTTCAGTCCAACGCTTTCCAGCCGCTCCTCCATCTAGATTACCAAAGTAGTAACGAAGTCTTTTGTTCATTTCAAAATGATTACGCAAATACTTTAAATGATCTATAGACTGACTCTGTTCTTCCGATACCCAAGCAATAAAGTGCTGTTCATCTTCTCTAGCAAATACCAACTTATGCATGATAGCGGCTTTAGATAGTATAGACTTACCAAACCCCCTAGGCATAATAATACAACTACGACTACCGGGCTTAGATGATATCAACTTATCTGCTACATCAAAATGAAATGGTGGAGATGCAGACTTTTTAAGAAAGTCATTTGGTAAGAAAGCCCTACCAAAGTAAATAAGATTTTTGTAGGACTTAGCTAGTACCTCATCCCGCTCTTTCATTTCAGATGGGGATGGATTAATATTAAAATTGTCCATTATTTGCGTTATTTAGCGTTTTTATTGGAAAATGATATATTGTATCTAGTATTACCTACTTGTAGCGTTTTAGGGCTAGTATAGCTCCAAATAGATGTGGTCTGTGTGTTCCAGTAATTACTTTTAACCTTTACTATCATAATTTTATTTTAATTTTAATAACCTTTCATATTCTTGCCTTAGAGAATCAAACTTTAATACATCTGATGATTTAGCTGGTTTGTTGTATTTTGTATCCCAATATTCTACATCTGGTTTATTTACACTTGGATCACTCCCCTTAACAAATCTATTAGGATGTAAATCACTTTTAAACTCAGAACTCCAATGTTCTCCACTTTCAGGTATACCATGCCCAGCATTAAAAGCCGCTCTATAATCGTAATAATGTAATGGATCATCAGGGTTTGGTGCATATCCATGCATTTTTACAGCCATATCCCACCAATCATTAAATTTTTTATTGTCCATTAGTAAGTTCTTTCTTTTTTTCAGATAACATGCCCTGCTCAAATGCTTTGAGTTTTTCTTTACTAAAGCCAGTAAATTCTTGTATCAGTGCAATAGACTCTGATTTCTTTTCTGTATTTAACATACCTGATATCTTCATCAATGTTTCTAATGCTCTAAGCTTATCGTTGTCTTTAGCATCTACTTTATCTACAACATCCTTCGTACTTTCTAATAAATATCTTTTGGTAATACCAACTTCTGACATTAGTTCTTCTATTTCTTTATCCACTTGCTCCCTCACTGTTTTACTTTTTAATAATAGTTTTGATTTACGTCTAGCATCATCAGAGTTTGATGTTTTAGGATATGCTTTGATATATGCACTCTCTGGATCTAGACCCATTGCAATGTATTTAGAGAATATCTTTTTTTGTTTGGTCATACCGCCATGCAATCTAGAATCATAGTTATCTTTTTTTACAAAACGATAAATACTATCAGTTATTTTTCCTTTTAAGGTACTGGTATCTCTTATCGTAACCATTCCAATAACAGTTCGCACATAATCTACTTCTATTCTATTTCCTTTCATTGCATCTTTTTTTAGTATCTGCACTATCTTACCATCATCTGCAATACACCACTGCCCTTCTTTAGCTTCTTTCCAGTTTTTAATTAGTTTTTCAGTAGGATGTGCTGTACGAAACTCCAGCTCGCTTTCGTAAGCATAGTGCGTAACCCCTTTTATCTTTCTTGATAATGCCACTAGTTAGGGTTGTTTAAGCTGTAATCGTCTATTTCTATTAATTGTAACTCAGGCATGTTGTTTACCCGGTATACTAACTCTGCTATTAAACTAATATCTCTAGACCGAGGTTCAATAAGATCTAGGATCTTTAACTGGCTGGATATCTGCTTACATCTTTCAATGTTAGTGAATACATCCTTGATCTCATAATCACCTACCAAAGCTTTTTCAAACATTGTTTTTTCTCTTTCCATATTTAAATTTAATAATAACTTGACAAGTTGCAACTATATATAATAATATTATCTATCCCCCCTATTTAGCCCGGTTGAATTTTATAATAGTACTATAGTATATATAGTATAGTAGTATATATAGTATTAATAGTATTAATAGTATTTATATATATTATATATATTAT